CGACAGTGTAGCATGGCGACAGAAAGAGCAGTTCAGCGACGGCGTGGGCTATAGTTGGATTGATACACTGAAAGCCCTTACCGCCGAAGCCGTCAGTGACGAGCAAATGGCGCACGCAACCGAACGGTTTCCTATCAATACGCCACAAAACAAGGAAGAATACTACTATCGCAGCATCTTCCAGGAGCACTTTCCCAGTGAAAGCGCAGCCCGCAGCGTGCCAAGCGTGCCCAGTGTGGCATGTTCTACAGCCGAAGCCCTTGCGTGGGACGCCGCCTTCAAGAACATGAACGAACCAAGCGGACGGGCCGTGAAGGGAGTGCACGAAGAAGCATATGATTCATAATATGGCAACGTGAGTCTGATTCCAACAATTTCATGCATATCTTTACCGCTTCTCTTACAGCATGTATTCAAAGAAGAGATGCTTTGCACCCCGAAATCTTGCGCGGCCTTGCCTTCGAAAAGAGGAAGGCTGCGCGGTGCTTTTGCCAACGTTTTCGAAATAGAGTGGAAAAAACAGCCCTTTCCATGCCGGGTATCAGAAAAAAATGGTGTAGCTTTGTATAGCTATAAAAAAGAGAAGAAGAAAGATGGAAACAAAAAAAGCGCCTCAAATCCCTTACGGCATCTCGGACTTTGTGCGGATGCGGACTGAAAATTATTATTATGTGGACAAGACCATGTATTTGCCCCTGATTGAAGATACAGCCAGCTATATCTTTATGATACGTCCGCGCCGTTTCGGAAAAAGCCTTTTCCTAAGCATAATGAAAGCCTACTATGACATTTTGCAAAAAGACCGTTTCGAAAGTTATTCAGCGGACTATGGATTGGTAAGAATTCCACCGACCAGCGCAACCGTTTCCAGATGATTTATTTTGATTTCTCAAAGGCAGGGGTTTCATTGGAAAGACTGGAAAAATGTTTTGAGACTTATTGCAATGTTGTCCTCTACCTGTTCATAAAGGATTACGCTTCTTATTATTATGATAATTTTGAAGAAAAGTGCTGTATCTGGCTCAAGGAACCACGTTACATAAAGTCCTGATACAGTTCAAAGGATGGGAAGTGGTGAGAAGTGAAAAAGATACACATTAAAAACACAATTAACAGATAAAATAATGAAAACACCTTTTATTCCTAAATTGATTCTCCTTTTTATCCTATTTTTTCTTTATTCTGCTGGATATGCACAACAACGGGATTCAATAACCATACGCGGACAAGTAACAGATTATAACGGACAACCCATTGACAGTTGTTCCATCTTTTGGCAGAGCCCCTCTTTTGATGACATTAAACAAGCCATCACTGACAAAAACGGATACTACACCACCCGTATTCCTAAAGGAAAGTATCAAAGTATGGGAGCTATCAATATGTCTACCTACCCACATACCGTAAAACCCGGACTAGCGGAAAAAGACCAACGTCTCGAATTTTGGGCATGGAATTTCATTGCCGATCGTGATACCACTCTCAACATTCGCTATCATCGTATGGAAGTCTATGGACTACGTATTTTCCACATCCCTGGAGGCATGCCCACCTATCAGATATATGTTCGACCCATGAGTCTGACCCGCACCCTGCAATGGCAAAAAGAAGAAAAATCCTCACTTGTACATGCACAGGATCTTAGCAAGATTGAGCAAACAGGTTTAAGCAAACAAGCCAAAGGCGTTTTGCTGGCACCATCGGCTGACAAACTAAAAGCTATCGTTTGGATAAATGGAGAAGAAGTACCTGTTCTGATGAAACAAGAGATAAAAGAGTACTTCGATGCTACCGAATACGGCAATGCCTATCTGCTGACCGTGGATATGCCCAGACACCAGAAAAATATTCTCCCCTACCGAATATTTAAAGTAGAGTTAACTGATTTAGAGAATGGTGACCGTGGAGAAGGGCTTTATTATATGGAAAAAGAGAACTATATAAAATAAAAAGAAGCGGTATTCTACCGCTTCTTGAGCCGAAACCGGGACTCGAACCCGGGACCTATTCATTACGAATGTTTATCCAATTTATAGATTAATTGCTTGTAATATAGTATGTTGCAAGTTATCAAAAAATGTGCAAGGATAAGTTCTTGCACATTTTTTATTTATGCTCTTTCCAGTTTGGATCAAAAATAGGTTCTTTTCCTAGTACTATCCATTCTACAGAAATCCCGTAATCTTCATGTATATATACAATCCATTCAGGTTTTAACACACTTCGACCTGGATAAAACTTTACTTGGTTCACATTCCATCTGTTCAGATTGTGTTTTCTTGTGAAAGTTTGAAGTCCTCTAATCTTTTTCTGTTCTTTTAATATTGCTATAGCTTTAAAAAAACGATTGCTTATAGCTATTCCTTCATCTGATATATTCATCTTATTCCCTTATTAATATTTTGGTTCTTTATGTCGCTCGTTGAAACATCCGACCCACTTACATGAGCACATCTGACAACATTTTCCTGCTGGGCAAGAAATTTTTTATTCTGTTCCTGCATTGATTCTATAGTTCTTTGCTGAGACAACACGGTTTCAGTAAGTCTTGATATCTGTTCAAAAACTTCTCTGCTCATAGAAATGGAATCACTTTTACCTTCCAGTTTTTGTTCTATAAGTTCTTCTAAAATCTTTTCTTTTAGCTTCTCTTTATTACTTCCAGAAATACCCTTTTCTATAATTCCAGCTACCGCATCGTATTTTTTAAACATAGGTACATCAGCACCAGATAACCATCCTGTTGTGAGATGATACTTATCCTCTATTATTTTTTTGTATACATCCTTGAAAGCTGTAACTCCATTCTCTATTCTTGAATAGGTATTCTGACCGACCTTAAGTAGATCAGCCATTTGCTGTTGCGTCATGTTCATGTGAATTCTGAACTGTTTCAGCCTGTTTTCTTCTCCATTATCCATACAAGTGATTTTTATTATCCATTTTAAGGATATTTAAATATAAAAATATTCATTTTATCCTCAAAATGGATATATTTGCATTGCTATTAATTATATAACACTACAAAGATAATGAAAGATGATTTAAAAACAACCAAAAAGCTTTGTGAAGGTGATAAAATAACCTTAAAGGACTATTATTCAAATCTTCCAAATGCTACTCATCCCAAAACTGAGTTTATCAACGAGGTGATAAAAAAGACAGGAGTGTCTTTTACTGCTGTAAGAAACTGGGTTGTATATGGAATGAAACCTAATAACCCAGAACATATCGCTGCCCTTTCTGAAATAACAGGGATATCTCCTGAAAATCTATGGTCCGACTAAAATGTATGGAATGATGAATGATTTAGAGTTTTACATATTTGAAGATGAACTTTGGTGCATGTTTCCTGACGGAAGCAATAAACCGATAACAGATAAAGAAACTGTTCTTGTGAAAGATATCCTCGAACGTATAAGGGAGTGTTATCCTGAAGCGTATAAAGCATTAATGGAGTGTTATAGCAGAAGCTCGCAGAATATCCCATACTTTCAATTTCTTATGGTAAATAGATTTTGCAAGTGCAATTTTGGAGAGTTGGATAATACTAGCAGGGATATAGATAAAAAAGGTGGATTCAACTTTGAACGTGTGAGATGTCCTATGCGTGGTGAATGCAGATATGAGGGCGTTATTTGCTGTCCACAATTCAACTGTTGTATATCAGATGCGGAAATGAGAGTTATGCAGTTGGTATATGAAGGCTTTAATAATGAGGATATTGCAGAAAGGCTTTATCTTTCCCCTCATACAGTTAAAAACCATATTAAATCGGTTTATTTAAAGTTGGATATTCACGAGAAATCTGAATTTATCCAATATGCCCATAAGAATAACCTTTTCAAAGAATAGATATGATTGATGAAGATGTATTGAAGATAGTCCTTAATGATAAGACTTTTGGTCAACGTGAGGCTGCTGATATAGTTGGAGGTAGATCTCGTCTGTTTCGTTTGGTTGGTTCTGGGGCGATACGAGCCGAAAAGAAACCTGCCAATCGCCAAAATGGAAGATGGTATTGCAATGCTTACGATGTAGTGAAGTACGCTTCCTTAAAATCTTGATTATCAAACTGTTATATCATGTTAATGACAAGTATTTTCAAAGTGTATTTTTTGGGTAAAAGTCAAAAATAAAGTAGTTTTACATCATAATAAAAAGATAATCAATAAGTTATGAAAAGAACACCAATTTTAACTATTTGGGCTTTATCATTGATTATGGTAATATTGCTTGCCAATCCTGATAATGTTTGGTTTTGGATTTCATTTTTATTTTTTTCTTGTTCTTCAATATATATAGAGAAGCATAGTAAAAGATTAGAACATGAAGATGAATAAAAAACGTCCGTATGTAATTCAATCAATTACACTGTTGACATATAATGGTAGTAAGATTCCTGTTTCAGTTGTAGAGGAAAGAATTATAGACATTCCGATTAGGATTATTAAGGAAAAGGTACTTGACGCTTTTTCTTCAATGAAGGATAATCCGGTAGATGTAATACTAAAAGTAAAATATGTATAACTAAATGCACATAAGAGCAATGAAAACAAAAGAAGAACTGTTGGCTATGAGTCACGAAGAACTTGCCAATTATACTGTTGAAGTTCAATTTAAAGCATCCATGTATGATGCCGTGGAACAGAAAAATTCAAGAATGAAAGAATTGTTGGCTGCTGTAGGCATTGTTTATGAAACCTATAAAAGAGAACAGAATGTATGATGAACTATATCAATTGGAAGAAGAACTGAAAAAAGTTGAATCATGTAAACTTGAATATCTTCCTGAATACGGGTATTCGTCTAAGGAAGAAATTATTCAGCTTATCAAGGAAGATATATCCGATGTTAAAGGACAGATTGATCAGAATTTAAAATTACACATTTCAAAGCTTTCGTCAGGATATACTGATAAAATCTTAGAAGAAGAAAGAACCAGCCTTTGCTTAGCGCAGGGGTTATCAAGATATTGTTAAACTTTTAAATATTAGAGCAATGGAAGAAAACAAATTAACAAAACAGGAAAATGATGCATTGGCAATATTCGGTAAAGGAAAAACCATTTATCAAGTTGCAGGTAACGACGTGGCATTATCATTTGATATTGTACGTAATTATTTGACTAAAGGTAACGGACAAGTATCCGATCAAGATATTGTTCAGTTTATCAGTATCTGCAAATTCAACCAACTTAATCCATTTTTGAATGAAGCATTTCTTGTCAAGTTCGGGCAACAACCAGCACAAATGATTGTCAGCAAAGAGGCATTCTTTAAACGTGCTGATGCTAGTGAGCAATATGAAGGATTCAAGGCTGGTATCATTCTTATCAGGGACAACCAGATTGTAGAGGTTGAAGGCTGTTTCTATAATGAAAAAACGGATGTCCTTGTAGGAGGATGGTGCGAAGTCTACCGTTCCGATCGCAAATTCCCGATTGTCGCAAAAGTGAATCTATCAGAATACGACAAAAAGCAATCTATATGGAATGAAAAAAAATCCACCATGATTTCCAAAATTGCCAAAGTCCAGGCACTACGTGAAGCTTTCCCTGCTCAACTTGGGGCAATGTATACGCAAGAAGAGCAAGAAGTCAAATTTGCTGAATATGAAGATGTCACAGATAAAGAAACTAAGGGTAACAAACTTGCTGAAATCGCAGCAAAAGCCGCAGGTGTGGAAGAACATCCAAAAGCGGATCAGTCGGTGAGCCATACCCAAACTAAAGCAAATGATAAACCTGTTCAAAAAACATTACTATAATGGAAATCTTAGAAGGTAATGGGCAACATTCCCTTTCATGGTTTAGGTCACGAATTGGGAAAATTAGTGGTTCTAATGTCGGCTTGCTTATGAAAAGCGGCAGAAGTGACATGTTCAGCGATACTGCCAAGAATTACATATTCCAAGTTGCGGCAGAAAGAGCGATGAATCCTGAGATTGTAAACGATGATATTGCGTTTGCCGAGTATTTGTCTGCTGTTAATGTAGAGAGCAAAGCAATGAGATTCGGGACAGAGCAGGAAGCAAGCGCACGTGATTTGTATTCAAGGTTAACAGGAAGGCATATTGTAGAAGTGGGGTCGTGTAAACACCCCACTATCCCCAACTTTGCCAGTAGTCCTGACGGGTTCTTTTATGATGAAGAATCTGGGGAGCGTGGATGTATTGAGATAAAATGTCCGTCTCAGAACACATTTATGAAGTACAAAAGTGAAGTTTATGACAATGATTCGCTCCTCAAAGTCAAGTATGAATACTTCTATCAGTGCATGGCTCACATGATGTGCTGTAATGCAATCTGGACGGATTTTGTTGCTTACAATCCTTTCCAAAAAGATCCTATCCATATTGTTCGTATACTACCAGATGAAAAGGTCTTTGCAGAAATGGAGAAACGCATTCGTATGGCAGACGATATTATTAACCAAATAGCCGATATAGAACAATGAACACACAATTAGCAATTCAAGAAAGCGACCTAGAACTGGTCGTGAGTGAAAAGACGTTAGGTAGTCTTACTACCAACGCAAAGCAAATCAGAGATATGGTAAAAGCCGCTTTGCCAATGTATGATATCTCCAATTATAACGATGAGAATATCGATCAGGCAAAGAAAGACAAGGCAGCTTTAAACAAGGCGGCGAAAGCCCTCAATGCCAAACGTCTTGAAATTGAGAAAGAATTCATGAAACCTTTCGGGGAGTTCAAGGACGTTGTAACCGAAACCGTGAAACTTATCGGCGAGTGCTCTGCCAAGATTGACACAGTAGTCAAGCAAAACGAACAGCAATACAAGGACAAGAAGAAAGTCACCATCAGGACCTACTTCGATGGACTGAATGTTAACCTTGTAGACTTCAACAAGGTATTTAAACTGGAGTGGCTCAACAAATCCGCAAGCATGAAGTCTGTATGCAACGATATTGATGCCATATTTGCTAAGATTGAGAACGAACTCTCCACACTGAAGGGGTTTGGTGAGGATTTCGATGTCCTCCGTACTTATTATATGGATACGCTCAACATCACATCCACCATCCAGTATGCCAACCGTCTGAAGGAACAGCGTGAGCGTGCCAAAGCAGCAGAAGAGGCGCGTATCAAGGCAGAGCAGGAAAGAAAGGCTGCTGAAGAAGCCCGTAAAGCTTCTGAAGTAGAACAAGTCAAATCCCGTACGATCAATCCGTTTGCCATGGCAGGACAAAAAGCCAACGAGCAACCTCCTTTTATTAATCAGCCCGAAGCACAACAGCCTGAACTGTTAACGAGAGCTTTCAAAGTCACCACCACTCGTGAGAATATCATTGCCTTGGGTGACTTCATGAATGAACGCGGCATTGACTTTGACAAGATAGAACTTTAATATATACTAAGTTATGAATTATAGCATAAAATTGAATTTACTAAAATTTAAAAACTCCTGCGTTGTAACTGTAAAAGGCGCGACATCTACAAAAAGAGGTGTTTTCATACCTATTGAAGACAATAACATCTTCATATCGGCAGATGATAACCTGAAAGCCAAAGGCGCGTACATTGACTCCACCGCTTGGGAAAACCAGTCGCCCGGCAAGTATGGTGACACGCACAGCATACGACAGTCGCTCGCCAAAGAAGTTCGCGAACGCATGACGGAGGACGAGCTTAAATCCGTTCCGTATATAGGTAACATGAAGCCTTATGAGGTGCAAAACGCTTCTTCGTCTGTAAATGCACCCACCGCACAAGTGGATGAAAATTTGGACGATTTGCCATTCTGATGTTATGGACCTATGCAAAACAGATATACAAAATTTAATCCACCTTCTTGATAGATGTGCCGGACTTATAGACAAGTATTGCCGGAAACCTTGTGAGCTGGATAAAGCAAGGCAATGCAGGAAAATTAGTAAGAAACTTAAAAACAAAGCAAGAAAATGAAAATTATAATCAACAAACCAACAGAGTTTGAAGCAATCTACTTGAAAGTGGATGCTGGTGTACGTTATTGGGACGATGCGAAAGTAAACGGAGAGTATGATACCAATTGCGAAGATTTAGAGAGCCCTGCTGCCGAACCTACTATTCCATGCGCTGAATATGTAGGGGAACAACACAGAGTTCTGCATGGCGAGAATTGGCGTTGGCGACCGCTTATTGAAATCGAAGCAGGTAAGATAGTAAACTGGCAGCAAGGAATTACCGCCAATATCCATTACAAAGTATGCGATGATTTTGCTTGTGAAATTCTCGATGGAAACAAAGAGGTTATCACTTCTTACAACGGCTATGTGCCTAAGGTAATGTGCCCGAAAGAAAACGGATATGGCGATTACATCATTATGAATATTGACGAGAATGGATTTATTCAAGGATGGGAAAAAGAATTGATTAAACGACTAATACAAGAAGAGGACTGATTATGGAAAGCAACATATCACGAGATCATATTGCGCTTGAAGCGATGAAGTGCATAATGATGACAGCAAAACGCAGGAGAACTTTATGGAACAGAGTTGTAACATTGTTTTTCCCATCCGAAGAAGAAAGTGTTATAAACTACAATCATGAAGGACAGGCTAAAACAGCTTACCAAATAGCTGATGCAATGATTAAGGAACGTAATAAGACAAAGGAGGAATGATTATGATGCACACATGGTTTGAGTGTAAAATTCGTTACGAGAAAGTAATGGAAAACGGGATGAATAAAAAAGTCACAGAATCTTATTTATTTGATTCTTTATCTTTTACAGAAAGCGAAGGAAGATGTATTGAGGAAATGACACCGTTTATCAGCGGTGAGTTTACTGTTTCTGACATAAAACGTGCCAACTATTCTGAGATATTTTTCTCAGATGAAGAATCTGCTGACAGGTATTTTAAATGCAAGTTATACTTTATCACATTGGATGAAAAGACTGGTGCGGAAAAGAAAACATCCACAAACATTCTTGTTCAAGCATCCGACTTGAGAGATGCAGTCAATAAACTGGATGAAGGAATGAAAGGCACAATGGCAGACTACGTGATTGCTTCGGTAGCGGAAACTGCTATTATGGATGTTTATCCTTATGACGCAAATTCAGATGTTAAACCAGAATTTCCTAATGCTTAAAAATTGACTGATATGGAAGACTATATTTCAGACTGGTTCATTCCTATGGACTTCGGTAATGCCCTTCCGGACGAAGATCTAGACGGTGAGGATAATTTTAATTTTGATTAAGTGCATTTGTTTACATGCCTGCTCTGTCTGTGAAGATATAGTGGGCGAAAATGGGGCGTAAGCACTGGCTGTGTTCCTTATTATGGATAAGTGCACAATATACATTGTAAGGGCTTGTTGATTTATGAAGCTTCAATCGGCAAGTTAATCATGATTGCTGGCACTGCCCAATTATGATTAGTGGGTTCGATTCCCCTACGCCCCTCATAAATGTGAGCCACACATAAATGGCATGGGTTAATAAATAATGGTTGTGCCCCAGAGAATGCGCTTCGGGTCCTTTAATTGGGATGAAACAAATAAGTAACGAAAATGAAAAACGATAAATTAATATTGGATGCTTGTTGTGGTAGTCGTATGTTTTGGTTTGATAAACAAAATCCTAATGTGTTATTTGTTGACAAACGTTCAGAAACACTTACGGCCAAAGATAAGGATAAGATAAGGACTATAGAGGTAAAACCTGATATTATTGCAGATTTTACTAATTTACCATTTGAAGATAATTCTTTCTATCAAGTTGTATTTGATCCACCACACCTGAAAACACTTGGAGAAAATTCATGGATGGCAAAGAAATATGGCAAGTTGCCTGATGATTGGAAAAGTATTATTCATGAAGGTTTCAAGGAGTGCATGAGGGTATTAAAACCGAATGGTACACTTATCTTCAAATGGAATGAAAGCGAGATAAAAGCATCAGATGTTTTGTCTGTTATTCCTTTCAAACCTCTATTTGGACATACAACTGGTAGACAAAGTAAGACGATATGGATGTGTTTTATGAAATTATGTGACGAATAAAATATGAAAACAAAAGAAATTATTTTATCAAAACAAACAATGAGTTCGCTTGAAATTGCCGAACTCACAGGTAAACAACACGCTCATGTTATGAGAGATATTCGTAACATGATAGAAAGCTTGAAGAAATCTAACGAATCCACATCTGGATTGGTTGAAGAAGATTACCATCGAGGAGATAGAACTCAATACAAGTATCTATCTGAATCAACACAAAAGAAATTGTTGAATTTTGCTTTTAGCGTTGGAGGTTCACAATATGTAATTACAGAAGATTCTTATCAAGATGCAAAAGGCGAACAAAGAACATTATACAGCCTTAACAAAAAAGCAAGTATATTGTTAGCGAGTGGTTATGATGTTGTACTTAGAGCAAAGATTATTGATAGATGGGAAGCGTTGGAAACAGGAAAAGCAGAACCGACAATCACTTCGGTAAAAACAGAAGTGAAACAGCCAACCATCTCCGACAAAATGAAAGTAGCTACATGGCTTATAAAGACGCTTAATTTAAACGATACATCTAAATTGATGCTGGCAAAGAGTATAGCTGCACCTCTTGGGTTGCCGACCCCTGATTATACTCCATCACATGGAATACTCAAATCTGCTACTGAATTACTCAAAGAAGCGGGTCTGTCTATCAGCGCACAGGCGTTTAATCAAAGAGCGATTCAGAAAGGTATCTTGTGTGATATTAAAAGGAAATCATCAAAAGGTAGAGATAAGCATTTCAAATCTATAACTGAATCCGGGCTTCCATACGGTGAGAACCAAGTCAACCCTAATAATCCCAAAGAAACACAGCCACTTTGGTATAAAGGGAAATTCAACGAATTGTTGATGTTACTTGGTTTTAAACTTGTTGAAGTGTTATGACATACGAAGAGATGAAATCCAAGGCTTGTGTGGCAAGCAGCCGTAGTAAGCCCAAAAATGAAGAGCATAAAATACAATGTTCTTGTGTTAGCTATTTCCGTTTAAAATATCCCCGTCTCAGGAATATGTTGTTTGCTGTTCCTAATGCGGCAAGACGTTCTGCAAGGAATGGTGCTTATATGAAAGATGAAGGTATGCTTCCCGGAGTTGCAGATTTGATACTTCTAAAGAGCAACCGCTTCTATGGAGCTTTGTGTGTGGAAATGAAAAAGCCTGGAGAATACCAAAGGCCGGTACAAAAAGAATGGCAAAAGGAATGTGAGGCGAATGGTAACAAGTACGTGGTTGTCAAGTCGCTTGACGAGTTTATTGATGTCGTGGATAATTATTTAAAAGACATATAAATGTAGGTTTGATTTTGCGCGAACGCTCTTTGACATTTTGTTTTCAGATTGCAGAATAATAATGATGTAAATGTGGTTGGTACTTACGCTTTTTATATATTGGCAAGATACGGCAAGCTGTGAAGCCATGCTGTATCTTCATAAGAGGGGTGTATTTGCACCTCTCTTTTTTTTCTTAAAAAATGGCTCTTAAAGTGTCACTTTTGAAAATTATCCGTATATTTGCAGTGCATTGGGTTGTACTTATTAAATTTAGAATTAATCAGAGGATTAAGATATAGAAAGCTGTGTAGGCCACAACCCCCTGCATGGCTTTCGCTTTTTAATCACCGTATAAAGGAGTACGGAACGTTCTTGGAACGTAAAGACTAAATTATGAAAACAAATCAAATCATGATTCGCCCAATGGGTGATTTTACAGTTAGTCAGAGAACAAAAAATATAGTAGTATTCTCATTTTATAATGGTAATAAATATGAAATTCATTCTGATGGTACGATTGTATCATTAAATTACAATAGAACAGGATTGCCAAAGCCTTTAAAGCAATTTTATGATAAAAATGGATATGCTTGTGTCGCTATATATGTTGATAAGCAAACAAAACGGATGAAAGTACACCGGCTTGTTGCAATGGCTTTTATACCTAATCCTAACAACCTGCCACAAATAAACCATAAGGATGAAAATAAGAGCAATAACCAGATTGATAACCTTGAATGGTGCGATTGCTCATATAATATCAATTATGGAACGCATAATGATAGAATAAGTAAAGCAATGACAAATGGGAAGTTGTCAAAACGTGTTGCACAAATTAAAGATGGAGTAATTATTAGAATATTTGAATCTGTAAATGAAGCGCAACGAAATGGATTTAATCAGGCTAGCATATCAAAAGTAGCATCTAATGTCAGTAAATACTCAAAATATAAAACTCATAAAGGATTTGAATGGAAATATATATAGCATAATGAACAAAGAAAAATGGATGAGTTTCTTTTGGCTAAAAGAACTGGAGATTTTATAGAAGCGCTCATAGCTGAAGAACGTGAAAATGGTTTAGGGGAAAATTCCCCTAAAATTGATAATCAGGTAGTTAAGAAGAGTAAGGTTAAAGAAAAGGGTAAAGCTGGCAGGCCTAAAGAAGAAGTATGGATGCATCCTTTCTTATTTACAAAATTTGCCATGTGGATTAATCCTCGCTTTGAAGTAAAGGTAATACGCCTCATATATGATGAGATGATTCAGTACCGTAATTTAGCTGGAGATGCTTATCCTGCTATGTGTCGTGCCGTTTGTTCAATACTCCCTGGGGATATATTCCAAAAAAAGATTAAGGACTTGGCCAAGTCTCTAAACATCATAGTCTATGGTAAACATGAATCAGAAATGCGTAATAAAATTGGTGATGAAGCTAAAATCCGAGAATTGTATGAACTGGAATTACAGATAGCTCAATGGATAGATTTAGGCTTTATCAAAGACTATAACAGCCTTAAATCCACATTGACTAAGTTGTATTACCGAAAATATCCTAATGTTCTCCCTATCTAAAATATAGGGATATTGAATAGTTGCTATAAATAAAGGGGTGCATTCGCATCCCTTATATTCATCCATACATTGCGGCTTATAATAAGCTATAACAGACACGATAAGAAAAAGTATCTAGACGGTCATTTCTAATACATTCAGGCTCAAAATTCTTCTTTTACGTAATTGAAAGGACCGTAAATTATGCGGACGGAATATTCAAATCCAGCATTTTGGGCTAATTCTTCGTCATAATTTATAATGTCTATATGGACAGCACCAGTATAATTCCCTTCTAAAAACGATTTCGAACTACCGTTCCATAGTGGGGATACACCTCCAACGTATAAGTCGAATCCGTTATCATCTGTAAAAGAATATAAATTGTATTTTTTCGATAAAAGAGCTCTCATTTCGTCTTGTTTGTCAATGGCTTCTTTTTTCGTTTTTGCATTTAGGATAAATATGCAAGCATTAAAATAGCTATTAATACCGTCTGATTGAAAAAGGAAATATACAGAGTTAAAATCTACACCTGCATATTTTATGTTTTTAAAGACTATGTGTTTATTGTCAGAAAGATAGTCTTCTGTTCCATATTTGTTTCTTAATACAGGTAGGGCTTTTTCTCTGGAAATTCCAAAAGGTATTCCGCCAATAGCTGTTATTTGCTCTTTTTTTAAATTGGCTTCCACAATAGAATCAACAACAACCTGTGAAGAATCCATGTTTATATTAAGTGAGTCTTTAGATGTCAAATTTCCATATTCTTGCGCATTTGCAAAGACTGGTACAATAAACATTAATATGATTAGGATCTCTTTCATACTATTTGGTTTTAAGTTCAACATTCACGCTAACTGGGAACTCATTTCCGCAATGTGGGCATTTGACAGAATGGTCGTTTGAGGGAAGCTGCACTTCTTCCGGGGACGCGAATAGCTGCCACATGGGGACGTTGAGGGCAGTGGCGATTTTTTCAAGTGTAGCAGTTGTCAATGATTCAGCCGCAACCATTTGTCTAACAGCAGATAGGCTTACATTCATTTTATCTGCCAATTCTTGTTGTGTGTAATGTTTCTCTTTTAAAAGTTCCTTTATTCTCATAATTATCTTTTTGATTTCAAAAATACAGATTATTTATGAAGAATACAGTATATACTATATTAATTTATGCAAAAGAAATAGTATATTATAGTTATTTCGTTTGGTAATATACAGTAAATACTATATCTTTACATCAAATAAAAGAACTAATAACAATTAACTCCTAAATATATGAAACGTTACAATTTATCAGACATAATGAAGAGAGCGCATTACATTTTCAATCATACCTTCAATGCTACATTTAGTTACTGCCTTAAAAAAGCATGGGCGGAAGCAAAGGAAGCAGCAAAGATTAATGAAGAAAACGCCAAGCGTGCAGCCGAATACAAATCGAAGTACGGCAATCGTGACTATAGAAACTACCGTTCCTATTACGGTTCACGCATGGGACGTAATGATTGGAACCGTGATTATCGTAACGATATAAGAACAGCGATAAACCGTTCGATTAATTTATAAAACACAATACTTTAATATAAAAATATAGAGCAATGGATCATATTTTGAATTCAACCGTTGAAATGAGCCAGGCAGAATTGATTCTTCAACTGGCCAAAACCAATGTGGAACAGGAAAACAGGCTTAAATCTACAGAACTAAGGTTAGGCGCGCTAGAAGATGAGGTTAAAAAACTTTCCCAAAAAGCTATTGGTGAATATGGGTGTTCCACTATGTCTGCATACGTGCAGAGGCATAAGCTCCCCATTTATGTAAGTGACATTTCGAAGCTCGGCAATGACGCTACACGTCTGTGTAGGAAAAGGGGGTATCCGGTAAATAAGGTGAACATAGACCGTTTCGGTGTTGTGAACGTTTATCCGGACTTCATATTACAAGAGCTTCTTGATGATTACATAAGAACTACACAGCGTCTTAATGGAGCTATAATGAAACCAATATAAACTCATACAATGAAATACAAGGTCTCAAAAAAGGGTTCAAATGTTGTTTTCAAGTTTGAAACTTATAAGCAAGCAGCCGATTTCTGCTATATGTATGTAATGGCAGAGCAGGTGAAAGGAAATAAGTTCCCGGAACTTTCAATAAACAAGGTCAGGGAATAGAATTTAAGAGCAATGGAAACACGTGGAAGTGTCCTGCCCTAAGTAATTATTAGAGCAGGTTTTGTAAGAAATATTTTGCCACATATAAAAAGCGTAAGTGCCGTATGGGGGTTAACCAACGTTCTCATTTATGACGCCCTACCGTCAATTCGGGCGGTAGGTTTAGAGTAATTATCACAGTAAAAACACATCGTTATGAAGATAGAGATAGATTATAATCAGTACATGGCAATGCTGAAGGCATTTACGGAATATGCCCAATGTAAAGCAGAATGTTATCGCTTGCAAGCTGAAAACGAAAATTTAAAGCATGAGGTATCAGAACTGAAATCTTGTGGTTCTCATATAGATGAATACGAGGCAGAGAAAGGCAATCTGTTTTTTCTTGACTTCTGTATGAATTGAGCATTAGATAACTGGTTCTAAGCGAATATTGTGATTTAGAATAATAACTATCATCCTCGATGATTTCAGGTTATATGGGTATAAAAATGGTGTGTAAAATGATATTATTAGTAACATAAATAATAGTAATATGGAGAAAGAAATTAAGGAAATAAGCGATTTTCTGAATATCACATGTCAGAATAATCCAGTAGAAATACAAGAAAGAATTGCGGCTACTATGGTATATGTGGTAAGGACCGGAGAAATGCTTGCTGAAGCAAAAAGAATGCTTCGAAAGAAAAAATCTGATGAAATACAAAATACCATTATTAAGATAGCGCAGGAAAATTGCTTGTCTGCAAAGGTGCAAAATGCTTTACTTGACAGTATCGCAGAAGAAGAATCATTTTTGGTGGACCGCCTAGATAGACTTAATGCTTCAGCAACACATCAGTTAGATGCATTACGCACTCTGCTAAGCTATGAAAAGGAAGCTTTGCGGTTAAATAAGACTGGATATTAGAAAAAAAGTTAATAACGGGAAAATAAAAGGTATAAAGTGATTGTTTTCACTTCACTTTTGATTAGCTTTACACCGTGAAAATAATAAATGCGATTGGTGGAACTCTCGTATGATAAAGATATAATTTAGCTCTGTATGAGTAGTTGTTTCCGAGTTCCACAAATAGAGACAATGAAAATATAGAGCTTATTTTATTTCTATCGTAATATCCTTTTGGTATAATAAAACACTTCTGTAGTAGATATGGACATTATTTAAAAATATATGACTTATATAGAACTGATTAATTGGTTTTGGTCTCTTGATGAAGACTGGGAATTTACCTGCTGTGAAACGAGGCTTTATTTTTACTTGCTAAAAACAGCGAATCGTTTAGGCTGGGTGGATAGCTGGACGCGTAGTGATACAAAGGTATCATCTGACGTGGGAGTGTCGGTCAACTCAATGAAATCAGCACGTAACAGATTAGTTCAGGCGGGTCTTATCACATTCAAATCAGGCGGAAAAGGACAACGGGACAAAACAAGGTATCAGATTAGCTATCAAAATTTGACACCTAAAGTTGAACCTAAAGTAGAACCTAACCTTATACCTAACCATGAACCTAAAGTAGAACCTAAGCCCTTACAGTATAATGTACGCGCATTAGACAAAGATAAAGACAAAGATAATTATCTCTCTCCCCCGCGCGCGTATGAAGAAATTCCGACTGGGATTTTTGAAAGGGGGCTGGATGAGTGCTATGAAGAATTGAAGTCGAATAGTTCATGGATGGAAGCTGTCTGCATGAATACTCGTTTATGTGGGTATAAGGATTTCGCGCCTCCTGATTTTTATGATTATTTGGAGAAGTTCTTTATGAAGCTCCAAAACGAGGGAGAAACTGTTAAATCACCCCAAGATGCAAAATCGCATTTTGCCCGATGGCTAAAAATTGAACTTGAAAAACAACGGAACAATGGAAACAACAATAGGCGCAATTATACAGACAAACAGGAAGTTAACGCCTACGCTCTTAGCTTGCTACAACAACATAAACGAGACCTCGAAGAAGGCTTGGCTGACCAGATGGAAAGACCGTTCTGAGGTTGAAAGGGTGTTTTCACCGGTCCAGTGGGGATATGCCCTTCAAAACCCGGAAAGGGCTTATATGGCAGACTGTCCATCGCTGATGCAGTATGATGCGCTTTACGGCTGTGGCTCTTCCGAATATTGGATTGACATACAGGTGTCCGGCATATTCGGGGCTTCCAACAGCAAAGAAAAGGGCGTTGCCGATGGGATAAGAATCTTTTGTCAGTCATTTGCCTCACAGGTCAAGGCTTACAAGCTTTCCGAACTGATGCTGTTTTTCGCACGCTACAAGGCCGGGAAGTATGACAATTCATTCGCGTCTTTCGATGCCAGAAGAATAGGCAACGCCTTCTTCAAGGAGTTCAAGCCCGAAAGGGATCATGAGCTGGACGCGATAAACCGGAAAAGGGTGCAGGATGAGATAGATGGCAGAAGATTCATTCCGCCCGAAGGTTATTCTTCCCTGACTTTATACAACGAATTGAAACGTCGGGCGGAATCTGGAGATGAGAAAGCCAAAAAAATGCTGATATCACCATGAGGGTAGCCTAATTTGTAGCGAACAATTAAAGTATAATAGTAATAATATAAACACCTGATTTTCAGTATGTTAATTAATTATAAAGCCGTGTAAATAAAAGAAGTAATGTTTGTTTACAAGTGGCAAATTAGCTAACTTTATATCTGTAAATCAGAAATATATAAAACATAAGAGCAATGAAACAAAATAAAAGAATCATGAATACCGAGATGCAGACAAAGATACGTGAATGGGAAGCGGAACGCGACAGGAACCTGCGCATACACTGTCCTCTTGTAGCCGCCAAATTCCAAAGATGGATTGACAGGACGAAGAAAGAAGACGATAGACGGCATTTCCAGCCCCGTGGCAAGATTTTCAACAAGAAAGCCTAAGTTGATACTTTCATGTAGAAAAATTCATTGTACGGCTTTAAAATAGATTGTATCAAATAAAATAATTGGTAAAAAATACACGATCATGCAAGGAACAGACAAACTGAATACGATAACCAACATCGTATTTGTCCTCACGGACGTTTTAGAGACAAACCTTCTTGAAATGCAGCAGAAATACAAGAAGGAAGGCTTTGAACTCAGACACGATTCAAAAAGAAACTTCAACACAGCCATAGCCGCGATAAAGAGATTGAAAAGTGATGTGAATCATTGCAGTGAATCCACTCAGGAAAACTTCGGCAATGATTCTGACATGGTGAATGCTATGTTACTCACACTGATTGACAGATGCGGTGATGATGACAACCTCGCTTATAAGATGTACGAATACATTAAATCTTTCCCGTCCAAACTGAATCTAGACTTGGATTTGGATAATGCGTTCAGTCATTTGTTTAGAAAATCATGAAAACTGCTGACGGTTATCCTGTGGTATGTTACGGCGCAAAAGGGAAATACGGTATACATCGCATCTGCCGCCGTTGTGCCATATATCGTAAATACGATTCGATTCCCGAAAAGCCATGCTACAGGCTTCATGGAATGCACCTGTTGGGCAGAAGAGAATGCCCGATCTTTGAACAAAAAATAATCGAAATATCAAAATAACAAAAAATAAATAATATCATGGAACAGAAAATAAAGGCTTATAAAGCATTTGATAAAGATTTATCTTGTAGAGGGTTTAAGTATGAGGTAGGTAAGGAGTATGAAGAAACAGGCGACATAAAGGCATGTGAGAAAGGTTTTCATGCATGTCCTTACCCTCTGGATGTTTTTGGTTACTATGCGCCAGCCGGGTCAAGGTTTTGTGAGGTTGAACAGAGCGGTAAAATAGACGATTCAGAAAGTGACAAGGTTTGTTCCTCAAAAATTAGAATAGGTGCTGAGCTTGATATAAGGGGGCTTGTTAAAGCAGCTGTATCTTTTGTCAAGGAACGGTGTACTAACGAGTGTAATGCGGATAGGGGAAAACCTGCCACGGCTGGTAATTATGGTGCTGCCACGGCTGGTGATAGTGGTGCTGCCACGGCTGGTGATAGAGGTGCTGCCACGGCTGGTGATAGTGGTGCTGCCACGGCTGGTGATAGAGGTGCTGCCACGGCTGGTAATTATGGTGCTGCCACGGCTGGTGATAGTGGTGCTGCCACGGCTGGTAATTATGGTGCTGCCACGGCTGGTTATAGAGGTGCTGCCACGGCTGGTGATAGTGGTGCTGCCACGGCTGGTTATAGTGGTGCTGCCACGGCTGGTGATAGAGGTGCTGCCACGGCTGGTGATAGTGG